TATACTGTTCTGTTTGTGCAGCCATTCCAGCCATAATGGTGAAGGTGTTTTGATCGCTAAGATGCGTTTCATAATTACCTGACGAACCGCCACCTCCTGCAATAGACTGCTCTACTGACATTGTTGGGTATCCAAGGTAAGGTAGGCCGTTTCTAGAGAGCCAGCAGTAGCGCTGAATAAGTTTTATAGCTCTAGTTTTTTCTTCCTTGCTTATGTGCATTGATTGTTGCATTACAGTCTGCTCTGATCCTGTCGGGTGAAGCTTTTGGTATATGTCTTGTTTCGCCTTTGCCCTTACCTTTTTGCACTGTAATGGTTCGCCCATTTCTATAAACCCCTATAAAATACTCAACGCCGTGAATTGATATGTCTTTGTAGTCTTTGTCGCCATCAATTTGTGCCTGCATTTTTTTATTTAATTTTTTTAAAGCAGTAGAGCCTTGCCTGTAAGAAAATAATTGTAACGTTTGAGAATCATAAAAAACCCACGCATGTCCACCCCCTTGGATATCTGCATTAACTTTGCTTATAAACCTATCCATGTCTTTATTTTGCATTTGTAGCGACCTTTCCGTTTATTGTTACTTTAAATTTGTCTTGTCTTTTGTCCCGTTTATTCCAGCTAACATTACTGAGCTTGTCTATAACTTTAGTGGTGTTTTCTTGTCTTCTGCCGCTACCTTTACCGTTCATTTGTAGTGCTCTCCTGTGTTACCGTTTTGAGCGATTACATCAAGCCTTTCTTGATCTACATCATCAGGCCATGACATAGGCTTGTTATTTAGCTTTAACATGTATTTATCGCAGCAATCCAAAACCTCGGAAGTTTGCACCCACCCATCAAAAACGCCTACTGTATTTTCATCTGTTGCCTCCACTGCTAAACTTTGTTTTATAGCAATAAAAGAAGGCTCTGTTGTAGGCCAGTAAACAACAATATCTTCTTTTCCCGCTGTTGCTAATGCGTGGTTTATAACAACCCTTGTATTATTTCTGCTGTAGCTTTTCTTCACGATCCATCACCTCTATTTCTTTTTGTAATGTGTGAATTGTCTTTAATAGATCTTCACGCTTATCAGTTTTGTCTCTTAAAATATATTTGATGCAGCACCCCAGGCGAAAACCCAGCCCATATTCATCGATAATGTCCCAGGGTTGTATCTTGTGCTTAACATAGTGATCACCACCAACCTGACGGCTCATTGCTGTTTGTTTATCGCTCATTATTTAATTGTGATATCCGGTTCGTTAATAGGCTTATCTATTTCATAGATTAAAGTTGAATGCTTGCCGCCTTGTTTTTTGAATGTGATCATTTCCATCACATGATGAGATCCGTAGCCTTGACCTGCGTGCCAACTGTCAGGCGGAGTAAGCGCTCCAAATTTTTGAACAATGCAACCGTCTAGCTCTAATGTATTTTGATGGTGAAAATGGCCTAACGCCCACATCCTGTGAGTACACCGACCCCAAGCACTAGCCATATCTCTAGCCATTACAGAAACTAGCTTCGAAGGTTTGATTTTATCGCCATGATTAACCCCAATTAACCATTTACCAAACTCCAAATAATGGAAAAAACCTTCCGTTGGTAACACCTCTACTCTTGGCTCATGCTTATAATAAAATTCAAGTATTAACTGAACAGCTTGGGCAGCATCAGGGTTATGATTACCTCTAGCGACGACCACTATCACCTTTTTGAACTTTTCCAGCATTTTACTAATGCTGTAAGCCATAATTTCAGCTGATGTTCGTAGCGTTTTACCCTGGCGGGTATCGACGTCAACCTGTGTGCCGCTAAAAGTAGCGCCGTGACTATCGTTGGCGTGCATAAAATCCCCAACATCAACCAAAAGACCCACTTCGCTAGGAGGTGCGCGAGACACAAGATTATCAACCGCCCCTTTAATACTTTCTTCCGCTATATTTGTGTCAAAATCAACTCCGCGCGTATCTTGTGACCATGCTTTCATGCCAACATGAGCATCACCGATGAAGATTGCACTCATTAACTGGTCATCAGTCTTTGAATTTATTTGCTGCCTGGGTTTAGCTGCATCAAAATTACAAAGGCTTTCAGCGTATTGTTGTAGTAACTGGGTTTCCTGTTCTTTTTCTATGTTTGTTTTTACCCACTGGATTTTTACATTTCCAGCATCATCATAAAGAGTCGATGTTCCTTTAATAACATAGGCTTCATCCACTGTTTCCGTAGTCCCATTGCCATGCTTAATAGTTTGTGTTCCTGCACGCCTGTTTAGTGTTTGCAGTACCCTCCTAGCATAAGCTCCATCTATACCAGAATCTCTCCACGCTTGATTTTTTTTGCCTCCTGACTTTACCAGGGCATCTAAAACATCGTTTTGCCGGGGGGTAGTACAAAACTCCCTTAAATGTTCATAATCTGACATTAATTAATGTCCTCAAGAATTTCTTCAAAAGTAGTTACAATTGAATAATGACCTTTCCATTTTTGCTGCAATGCAATTTGGCTGGGCTTGATTGTTCCTGCTTTAAAATTCCCGTCCTTTTTTAAAGTTTTAGGATCTTTAATTTCATATTGGAAGTTTTTCCCTTTGTAGCCCACTAAAATATCGTCCATATTCGTTTGCACAGATATTCCGCAAGCGCGTAATTTCTTAACGATGCTTTTTTGGTTGCTGTCAATCCGGGCTGCTGTTCTATTTTTGTACATAAATACCAATTATCAATATAATTTTTTAATGAATAACGCTTGTTTCTTCGCTAATAAAATCGATAAAGTTGTTGTTGCAATTTACCAAGTAAAAATCAATATCTACTCCATATTGAAAGGCTATGGCCAGAATCACTTTATGAAGAATTTGATTGTCCTCCTCAAGTTCATCCCTTTGCGCTGATGTCATGGGTGACGTTTTATCTTCCAGCTTTGCTTGCTGGGTTTGTGATAAGTTAATTTGCAGGCTCAAATAAATCAAAGCCTCCCTTTCTTGCATTTCGTGAGTAAAAATCATTTTTTCACCTTTAATCTTTTCCACATCAAAAAATGCCTGTAACCTTTAACACGCATCTCATGCGGAAAGCTTTGAACAACTCGTTCAAAACAATTAAAATCACCGCTACACTTTGTGATTCTGCCATTTAAAATCCCCTGAGAAGTCATTTAATTAAACCTTTTTTTATCATCATGTCCTGGGTTCTTACCATTCCCTCAAGATGAGCAAGGCGTAATTCGTTTTGTGAATAATTGGTGGCCATTTGGCCATCTACGGCCATATGACACTTGTAACATGCGTAAGATCCTTGAATATCGTATCCTTTCATGGCCAAACCAGCTCCGCCTAAATGAGCAAGAACGGTAGTTGCTGGATCAAAATTGCAAACCCCGTAAAGCCTTATTTGACAATCCTCGCCTTTAGCACTTTTTCGTATTTTATTTGTCATTAAAAGTCTCCCTCGATGGAAACGCTATATGAATTTTTCTGGTAGTTGATAAATGCAAATTGATGATGTCGTAAACATTACTGACCTCATGTTTGGTGAGCTGAGTTGTAGATTTTTTGCCTAACTGAGCAAGCTGTACAGGCTTCCAAATTAACTGTTCAAACAATATTTCAGTCCAAGGCATTTCCAGACCTTTGTTAAGTGTTTTGGCAACAGTAAACCCCGCATCATTTAATGAGGTGCTTGCATTTCTAAAATACAGATGAAGCGCGTTATTTTGTAGAGAAGTTCTTTGCTGCGGCTTACCTAGCTCAACCTCAATAACCTCGCCAGGCTGTATGTTTTTTAGGGTGTCGTCAACAGGCATAAAATAGCCCACATCTGTTTTAACGAGCAACGCCTTAGTCATGTGTGACACTCATAAAAGCACTGATAAATTCTTTTGCTACATCTGCTTGAATTGCGTTGCCGTATCCTTTGAGC